GCGAAATCGTGTCCTATATGTTGTGAAACATATACAATACAACTAAGAAGATGTGTGGAATGCCTTTATTGTAGTCACGAATGTTGTAGATCTTGTGTATCTCAATACATACTATCTATACCATCTATGCCGAGATGTATGTCGTGCCAAAAAAAATCGCGAATTTATGTACAATACGATGACAAAAACATTTGTTATTGAAACACTTAAAAGCCATGCAGAACAACTCATGCTTGAACGAGAAAAAGCATTACTCCCAGCTACACAGCCTATTGTTGAAAGAATAAATCAAATTGATGCCAATTACAACGCGAACCATATAATTATTAATAAGATATTTGACATGAGACGCGAAGAAAGGGAAGCCCTTGAACGCTTGCGTAAGAATCGTACGGAACTTATAGCTGGTGGATTACGACTAAAACATATTGAAATTAATATGAGCGAAACACTTACGGATAGCGACCAGTCAGATGATGAAAGACAAAATATACAAAAACATCACTCTAAATTACCTTTGGAATTACAAAACGACATATATGCTTGGAAAGAGATATATAGAGAAATGAAGACGCTTGAAAACGAAGCACGAGCAAATGTTGATCTTAATAACCATCTTGTTCGTTTAAATCAGCGTCGCAAACACGCCTTGAATACATACATTCAAGGAAATACGCCGACTTTTGAATATGCCACGAGTGAATCCGGAAGTGATGATGAAAATATGCCAGATATAGAAAAACGAAAAAATAAAAGAAAACCGTTTGTACGATCCTGTCCTCAGGAAGATTGTAGGGGATTTCTTAATACGCGTTGGATATGTGGTTTATGTGAAACAGCCGTATGTAATAAATGCCATGAAATAAAATCAAAAGAAGCTGAAACCGAACATATTTGCGATCCAAACAGTATGGCGACAGCACAAATCCTTATGAAAGACACAAAAGGATGCCCTAAATGCGGTGTTCAAATACATAAAATTGATGGTTGTAATGTGATGTTCTGTACACAATGTCATACTCCATTTTGTTGGAAATCAGGAGAGATTATAAAGAATGAAAGAATCCATAATCCTCATTATTATGAATGGTTACGGCAAAATAGCAGAGATGGAAACATTCCACGAGAACCAGGAGACGAAGTAGAAAACCTTTGTGATAATCGCATTTCTGTAAGAGCTATCCGTGAAAAATTAGCTGTACACGATCTTCTTAGTCACGATTTAGAAGATATGGTTTGGAATGTACATCGTATCAATGTCCATATAGAGATGATTGAGATCCCTATACTCACAAATTATACATATGATAATATTGACTTACGAATAAGCTATCTCTCAAATAGATGTACGGAAAAAGAATGGAAGCGAGAGCTTTATAGGAGAGCAAAACGCGCTGAAAGAAATACTGCTTTACAACAGATATTTGAAATGATAAATATGGTTGTCAATAACGAGTTTCGTAAATTTTTAGCTTTGGATATAATTGTATTTCAAAATATAATTGACTGGATTTCTGTTATAGAGAATTTTCGCGTTTATGCCAATCAGCAATTTCTTGAGGTTTCGCGACTATATCAGTGCCGTGTTCCAAAAATAGAACCGGGTAATTGGCGATTAACAAAGCAGAATTTAGAACTCAAACCAAAACGGAAAATTTCAAAAGTGTATAAAGACGATACCGTATAAATATGTATATACAAATACAAATACAAAATGAAGATCTTTATACCTATGCTTTGCTATAATCATACATGTAATACTACGTTCATGATGTGTTTACTAAAATTATTATTTACTTTGCGAAATAATAATATAAACGCTACATTATTTCCAATTACATTTGAAAGTCTTATCAGTCGTGGGCGTAATGCTGCCGTAGCACAGTTTCTCTCAGATCCAGATGCTACCCATCTACTTTTTATAGACAGCGACATTGAATTTGAGCCAGAAGATGTGTTCAAGCTTATACGATCCGATAAGGATGTTATCTGTGCCGGATACGCGCAGAAATGGCTAAGAGAAGACATCATTCAAAAGGTATTTCAACGAAAAGTTGTACCAGCCAATCCATTGGAGCTATGTACACATACATCTATCCAGTTAAATATGCCTGTTGAAATTTCGGAAATACTTGAAATTACATATGCTACTACAGGATTTTTGCTGATCAAGCGCGATGTATTTAACACCATGCGTAAGGCATATCCCGAAAAGCAGTATATTAATGATATTGATGGCTATATGTCTGCCGACAAAGATCTCTTTTACGATTTCTTTCCTGCTGCCATTAATCCTGCTTCAAAGCGCTTTGAAAGTGAAGATTATGGCTTTACATCCCTATGGCGCGGATGTGGCGGTAAGGTACATCTATATACAAATATCACATTGAAACACCATGGCTGGTTTGGATTTCCCGCGAATATCTATCGGCAAATGGTAGATAATGCGGAACAAGCAGAACAAGCAGAACAAGCAAAATTAGAAGAAAACAAAATATAAAAATTATCCAAGCTCATCGGCACGGTGTGCGAAATAGATAGCTACGAATGCTGCTACTATTGCTATGTATGTGTATTTGTTATGAGGTTCCTTGAACAAAATACAACCAATCAAAATGGCAATAATAATGGATAGACAACTCCATACGATATTCACATGCCCAAGACCTTCGTATCTATATAAATAGTATAAAAGGGCAGCAACAATAATATAGAATATTATACCTAATGGAGCAAGATGTGGCATCTTTTTTATTCGGGCTGTTTTTAATGTTGTCTGTGCGCATGCTTCTACAAATGTAATTGCCAAGATAATCCATAGAACGATCCAAAATCTTTCATTTGGCGTCTTATTGTCCAGAATCTCTGGATGTTCCGCCATACTATATCTATATTTATACCTATATAACAATACGAATACTTTTCACTATAATATTAAACGGTCAATAGCGAAGATGACACAAAATTGTGTTAGAAGACCAATGATGATGTTGAATAGTGATAAAAATAATAGCAAAACAAGAAAAGTATATAGGGCATCCATTGAACACGCTTCTGGTAGAAAAAATATAGCAGATAGCGGATATTTTCGTCTTCTTATAGCATCAAATCCAAACAATGATAGCTATAATGATATTAAAAAAGATATAGCAAAATTAGTTTCAAAGATACACTCGGCATCTATAATAAATGGAAACATACTTGTGACGGAATATATAGCAAACCATATATATAATAGTAATTTACCAAATTATAGAGATATTCCTATTACACATATTGATGAATTATGCGAAGGCCATTATACACATCTTAAATTCTATATAAATGGTAAAAATATAGAAGTAGACTACACGATAGTTGATATAGAAGACGACACCATATACATACAGTTATTTGAAATAAAAGACGGAGGCGAAATGGATACAAAAAAAGCGGACAGTGAAGTTAGATCACTTCTCGAAATAGAGGATATGCTTCAAGATAGTAACAATTTATTGTACAAATATGTTGTTATAAAACCCTATATTGTTCTATGGAATACATATAAAATTACAAAGGGCAGCTTTAAAGCATCCCTGAGTAGTGTCTATTTAATAACAGGTAAACAGATGTGTATCATTGTAGGCGGTATGGATTTTGATAAGATAACGAGAGATCGTACAGACATTGGTCCTGATAATCTAAGTTATATCATAAGACAGTTCAAAACGATTGTATATAAATACGATATGATCAACGAACAATTAGATAAATTGCCGTAAAAAAGATGGAACATAAAAATTGATATAACATATAAACCATTTTATACATTGAAAGAATGCTACATACAGACTATCGTTATAAGTACCAAATATTGGAGGATGATCCGCGATCACAACAACCTGAAAATATAAAAACGATCCTAAAACCGCATCAATTGGCATCTTTACACAAGGCGTTGCTTCTTGAGCGTCATGGTGAGATTAAATACAATGTTATTTATACTGAAGAAAATGTACGACAACAAAATAGATACGGTTTACCCTTTAAATATAAAGGGAACTTTGTCATCCATTCCAACATCGGTATTATTGGAGATATGGTGGGTTATGGAAAAACCCTTACATCGTTGGCAATTATAGCATCTACGCCGGTCAAAGATATATATGTTGAAACCGGCAGGAAATATGCTTACTACGGTCTTCATAGCAATTCTCATATCAGTATTGAATGCGAGGGTCAACCGGATACAGATGAGCGTCTTATGTTTGGTACCACACTTGTAGTTGTTCCCAGAGGTCCTGTATATACACAATGGGAGAATGCTCTTTGTGAAAATACAACTCTCAAGTATCTGGCAATTGATGATTTACGAGTTATCAAAAAGAAATGTCCTCCCACCGGATCTACAAATGAGCAATTAAAAGCATTCTTTGAAGGGTTTGATGTTATATTAGTCAAGAATACAAGTCTTGACAAGCTGATGGAATACTACGATGTGCCATTTCAAAAATATCCTATCCGTGGGTTTGACCGTATCATGATTGACGAGGCACATGATATTATTGCGAAGATACGCTTAATAAACTACAAATTCTTATGGTTCATTACGGCATCGTATAAGTACATTTCTATGTATGGTTCAAATTACAATATGTCTTGTGTGGTCAAGGAAATTGTAAATGAAGAACGAATGAATACAATCCTTGTAAAGTGTGATAATGAATTTACAAAAAAATCGTTCAATGTACCACCTTTTCATGAGATTATTTACAAATGTATCGTACCAAGATCTATATCTATTGTACAACCATTTCTTACGAGAGATGTGATGGAACTGGTAAATGCGAATGATATTGAAGGAGCAATTCGTGAATTAGGTGGATCAACGGAAACAGAGGACAACATTGTAAAAGTGGTTACAAAAAATCTTCAAAGAGAAATACATAACAAGCAAAAAGAAAAAGAATATGTAGAAGGTCTTGAAGTGAACATTGATGCGAAGGCATCCCGAATCCGTAATATCACCGCCGATCTTGAAAAATTAAACAACCAGATGGCAGAACTGGAACATCGCGTTTCTAATATGTCAAAGGATACTTGTTCTATCTGTTATGATACGATGGATATTCCTGTCATTCTGCCTTGTACGCATGTATTCTGTGGTCAATGTATTATGAAATGGATCGAAACGGTAGATACATCATCAAACCGTGCGAGCGGTGTTCGAAAGCTATGTCCTATCTGCCGTACAGCCATTGAAAGAAAGGAAGATCTTACGGCAATTGTTAAAAAACTGGATACAACCAAAAACAAAGAAGAAGCGGGGCCATCAAAACCTATAGAATTATCAAAACCAAATACGGTCCTAAAAATTATCCAAGAAAAACCAGAGGGGCGTTTCCTGATCTTCTCCCAGTTTGACAATGCCTTCGCTGAGATGATCCAAATGTTGAACCAAAACAACACATTCACATCCGAGTTGAAGGGTACAACGCAACAGATGGCAAAAATATTAGATCGCTTCAAGAGTGGAGAACTCAAAGTTATTCTTCTCAATACACATCATGCTGGTAGTGGTATTGACATCAGTTGCGCTACCGATGTCATTCTCTTTCACAATATGGGTACCGTAAGCGAACAAGCCATTGGACGAGCACAGAGGGTTGGGCGAACAAATAGCCTTACGGTTCATAAGCTATATTATCCACACGAGATGACACAAACCGTATAAGACAAAATACGAAATCAAAATATAAAAACTTAAACGGAAGATTTTGAATTTATTTTTAGATCTTCTAAATTTTTTATCTTATAAATAGTATATACAAATGGATCCTCGTATTCTATATTCTGTCCAAGCTGCCGTTCTGTTCCTTGTGATTGCTTCCCCCTTCATGTATAAGTTGGTTCAATTTATCTTTGGACGTCTCTTCACCGTAGCCGTAAATGGTTGCCCTACCATTGCTGGTCTGCTCCTCCACACCTTGGTATTCGGTCTGCTGGTCTATATCCTGATGATCGTTCAATAATAAATATCAGGTAAATTTATTTTTTAATTATTGTATTGTAATACGGCAATATAATAAAATAAATGGGGTTATTAGCCAAATTTTTTGATCAAAATACGATCTATTTGGTTATCTTATCAATTGTTGAAATCGTAGGAGATTTCTCTTTGGAAAAATACGCTAATTATGGCGGTATTGGTCCTTTTAGCATCGGTGCTCTATCCTATGCCGGTGTGGTATATTTCCTCATTCAAGCTTTGAGAGGTTCCAATATCTTGTATATCAACAATATGTGGGATGGTATTTCTTCCATCATAGAGACATTGGCGGCATTCTTCATATTGGGTGAACGGTTTAAACATCCACGGCAATACATCGCTGTCGTGTTCATTATGTTTGGTCTTTTCTTGCTTCATAATTAAAAGAAAAATTGACATAAAGAGGTTAAAAGCTATTGTAATAACTAAAACTGAAAGTAAAACTATAAATTTAGTTTGGAATGAATGGACAAGAGAGACTTCTATTTCCGTCATGTACCACATGAAACACGGTCAAAACTTGAATTGGATTACGAAGCATCCTATAGCGTAACAGATCAGGTTACAGCGGATAAAATCACAAAAGATATATGTATGTTTATAGATCAAGATGCTATTATTACAGATGGGACAGCATGTATCGGGGGAAATACATATAGTTTTGCGAAAGTATTTAAAAATGTAAATGCTGTAGAGATTGATCCTACAAGATATTTGTATCTTAAAAATAATATGTCGGTTCTTGGACTTGGCAATATACACTGTATATGTGGTGATGTTTATGATGTATGCCAAAAACAACACCAAGATGTTATATTCCTTGATCCACCATGGGGAGGTCCCGATTATAAAAACAATAGTAATATTCAACTTTTCCTCTCAAACAGAGAATTATCCGAAGTATGTATTGACATCAGTTTGTATTGTAAATATATAGCGCTCAAGGTACCTATCAACTTCAAACCGGAAATATTTGATAGATCAGTTGAAAATGTTCTTGAACGAGTACATTATAATACTTACTTAAGTTGAAAATGTTCTTGAACGAGTACATTATAATACTTACTTACGAAAGATGCATCTTATCATATACAGGTGCCTAAATATTCCTATTATACAAGAATTAGAAATACAATTACTATTATAACAAAAAATTATTTTATTTTTTATAACTATTTTTAAAAATAGAATAGATTTATAGAAATATTACGATAATATAACAATACTAATGTACATAAAAGCAGTAAAAAATAGTCAAGACCTTATTCCAACATTTAGAGGGTTCAAACCAAATACAAAAAATTATAGAATGGTACGATCTATTTCAGATAGTGGTGTAATGTATGTCCCACCAATGGATACCGTGATCCCTCGTACAGAAACGCGCCATATCTTTCAAGGAAAACAAACACTCTTTGAACAAAAAAAGGCGCCATCTATTCATATTGAAAATAACACGATGTCATACAGTGATCTCCTTATTGCTATTCGTAGCGGCATTGTTAAAAATGCGGTAGTATCATCAAATATGCGTATAGCAAAAATAAATATAGAGATAGATGACATTACCAGTGTAGTAAAGGTTGTATTTCCACAAGATTATGATATTATAAATTTCCTTGTTTCTAACAAAGTAAATGTTACTATTAGCGAAAGTAATGTACTTGACATAACCGATGACAAAAAAACATACGGGTTTGATACTATTTCAAAGTTTGGAATTACAATCTTACAAGTTCTATTTCAGGTAGCATTTATCGGTATGATTATTAATATTATTATAGCATCGCGTAATGGTGGCATGAGCGGTGGCAATGGCGGTGTATTCGGTATGACAAATTCAAGAGCAACTCTTTTTAATCCTACGATGGTCAATACGAGTTTCGCAGATGTAGCAGGAGCAGAAAATGCGAAACGAGATCTAAGTGAAATTGTTGATTTTCTCAAATTTCCAGATAAATATACAAAATTAGGTGCTCGTATTCCTAAGGGTGTTCTGCTATATGGTCCGCCTGGTTGTGGTAAAACTCTACTTGCTCGCAGTGTAGCTGGTGAGGCAGGTGTGCCCTTTTTTTCTACATCGGGATCATCTATGGTAGAAGTATTTGTAGGTGTTGCTGCTGCAAGAATTCGCGATATGTTTAGCAAGGCAAAAGAAAAATCACCTTGTATTATCTTTATTGACGAGATTGATGCTATTGGCAAAGCACGGAGTATGTCTATCGGCAGTGGTGCTAATGACGAACAAGATCAGGCATTAAATCAACTACTTACAGAAATGGACGGTTTTGATGTAAATCATGGTGTCATTGTTATAGCCGCCACGAATCGCCCAGATATTCTTGACGAGGCGCTTACACGACCTGGTCGTTTTGATCGTCGCATTTCTGTAGAATATCCTGATATGAAGGGGCGTATAGATATATTAAATGTACATACAAAGGGAATACCTTTATCAAGCGATGTCAATCTTAAAAAACTGGCAAAAAATACAATTGGTTTTTCAGGAGCAGATTTAAGGAATCTTTGCAATGAAGCAGCAATTTATGCAGCGCGAACATCCAGTGATACGGTTTCCAATGAGAATTTTGATCAGTCTCTTGAAAAACTAACCATGGGTGAATTACGAACAGGTATGGTTATTAGCGAACAAAAAAGAGAAACGATAGCATATCACGAGGCAGGTCATACACTCCTGGCTTTGATTGTCAGCGATTTTGATAGTATCCGGAAAGTAACGATCACACCAAGGGGTAATTCAGGAGGAGCTACTTATTTTGAACCAAATGAAGATCGTATTGATGGTGGTCTTTTATCACGAGAATATCTACAAAATAAACTGATTGTATCTCTTGGTGGAAGAGCAGCGGAAGAAATAGTATTTGGAGAAATGAAAGTTACAACCGGTGCCAGTGGAGATTTTGAAATCGTTACAAGTATCGCTACGGATATGGTATGTCGTTATGGTTTCAATGAACAGATAGGACCCATGTTTATAGATGAAAATAAGCCGATGAATGATATGGATCTTGAAGTTAGATTCCTTGTAGATAACGCGTATAAAAAAGCTGTACAAATGCTGGAATATAATGAATTTTATTTACACCGGATTGCGGATGCTCTTTTAGAAAAAGAGACGATAGATGAAAATGATCTTGGTCATATAATTGAAGGCTTACAATGTAATCTTGTGGATAATCCAAATAATATGGATAATATAGAAAACGAAGAGCCGTTTGATCTTCTTGATAGTATTGCTAAAATTGAACATTCAATGGAAAAAGATACCAGTGATTAAAAGGGAGGAGATGGTTATTTATGAATTCCTTCACGAGCTAACTTGTCCGCCTCATCATTGTATATACTTTCCCAATCTTTCCTCCCTGTATGAGCTCGCACATGTTTAAAGATGAGAGGACGAGAATTACTGTCAATCTGTTTAAGAAGATCTTGATTTAGCACTGGTTTTTTATTACTTTTTTTCCAGTTATTACGCTTCCATCCAGATAACCATTTCGTAATTGAATTTATAAGAAGCTCACTATCAGTATAAATATAAAGAGGTTTTTGGTGCGTAGGTTCAATAATATCAGCAATTTTTTGTGCCTCAATTAGAGCCATAAATTCTGCACGATTGTTTGTCTGGTCCGTTCCAAATAGACGCTTACTTACATCAAATCCGCGATTATTAGGCCATACAACTCCGTATCCTGCTTTCGCGCGTAAAGATCCGTTATTGCTGCAGGCTCCATCTGTAAAAACGACAAGTTGATGTTCGCATTTTGTTTCTATAATATTGTTTGCTTTATAGTCGGTCATATTCATATGGTATTCCATCGGGATTTGTAGCATTTCAAGTAGGCTTTTTTTAACCTTCGGTTGATTTACTTTTTCAACATTCGTTACAGCAGGCATTGTAAGATATGTAGCTTCAATGCCGAGTTGTGCAATTACACTTCGTGGCTTATTTTTATTCATATTTTATAGAATATAGCTCTGTTTTATATCTTTCATATAATAAAAACCGTACTTTATTATAAAATTTGATAGTATAGTTATAAAATAAGGTTTACATATAAACATATACAATGCCTTTACCAGGATGGCTTGTAGATCAAGCACATGAAGAATGGGTACAAGATCAAAATGACTTTAATGAGTGGTTAATTTCGGTAGAACAACAAATAATGGAAGAAGAAACAATTCAACCCGTTCAATATTCTACAAGACGAAAACCTAAAAATATAAGACCAAAACGATATTCTAAAAATTAAAATATAAATAATAAAAATAAACTCTATTTTTATTATTTTTATTATTTTTATTATTTATATTATTATTTTTTGTCTATCAATAAATTAGCGGTACATAGTCAGTACAATGATGATAAACCTACAGAGAGTAATAGTAGCAGCAACATCTCTTATAATAATTGGACTTGTTGTTATTATTGTCCTTCAATACAGGCGCATTGAGAATTTTATGAATATTGATAAAAATACAGATCTGTTTGGAAAAACCATATCAGAAATGGAAAAAAAGTATGCTTCCAGTTGCGAAGCAGAATGTAAAAAAAATCCGGCATGTACAGCAGCGGTTATAAAAGATGACGGTACTTGTCTTCTCAAATCAACTATTGGCGAACAAATACAAGACGCCACTTCTGCGGCAATAAGATATCCTTGCGAACTTTATGACGATATTGAATTCCGCGGTAAAGGCATAACGATTGATATAGGTCGCTATAATCTTTCAGATCTACAGAAGAAAGGTTATAGTGATAAATCGCTCAAATCAATAAAATTGAGGGATGGATATAAAATTACGGTATATGATAAGAATGGATTTAGCGGAAACGATGTATCTTTTACAACAAGTCAGCCCGATTTGAGTGTTATTATCCGTGATCCAAGACCAGAGCCGACTATTAAATGGGATAAAGCAGTTTCGTCTATCATACTACAGAGAGTTTAGAGGGACATTACTACTAAAAAATATATAGTGGTTAATTTCTAACTTATTTTTCACAAACATATAGTAATAAGATAAACATATCCTTGCTATTATGTCATCTACACTATATCAGGTAAATGGCAAGAAGATACATACGAAAACATATTACATCAATATTGATTCAAGAGACCGCGACAGAACATTATGGCCTTTTAGTAGTCAGTTTGAGGTAAAGCTTGATCCCCCGGATCCATTCAATGGAGCACAAATCCAACGAAGCTTTAAGAATGTTATCAGCATCGAGCTAATGAATTCCGTATTTCCAAATACAGTTAATGTACTTGATATGCAATATTTGTATCTCAATATTCGCGAAATAGAGGGTATTATAGATACCACCTGTAATGGAAAACGCTTTTTCGCTAAATTATTACCACAACACGCGATAGGTTCGTTCCTTTATAACTACCAGGATATGGGCGATCGTGCAAGGAAGATATATCCTTTCCGCGGAGCAAGACTTGATAAGATGACAATTGAACTAAGAGACCCTTCAGGTAATATTGTAAATTTTGGCAACGACAATGGTGCTAATCCAAATGCCCAACTTCAAACAAGCTTTTCATTCAAAATAATTGTTGAACAAAATAACAAAGATTAAATGATTTATGATTATACTCTGCTTAAAAAATAAGTACTACTGTAATCTAATATAAAGGGCATGGATAATTGTATTATCCATACGGACGACTGGGTCGACGTGATCCATAATAAAGATGAATATAGCGACTGTTTTGATATTCCCACGGAAGCAGATCTTGATAATCTTTCATCAAATGATGTTGCAAAGATATCAAACGGATTTGAAAGATTCTTTGTTCGTATAAAAGAGGTTATTGATAATACCATTATTGGCGTTGTAGATAACCATCTTGTTGGCAAATATGACTATGATTTTAATGATACGGTTCGTTTTGAAAAGAGAAATATATTTATGTTAAAAAAGAATGATACGACAAATGATATTAAAAAAACGAAAAACAAGAATGCCCGTCGTATGTTAAAGATACTTGGAATAGATCCTAAACAACAAAGCAAAGAGGCTATGGCAGTGTTGTCTATCATAGATAAAAATACATAATGCTTGTATAGAAAACACATGCAAGTCATCACCACTGAAGTAGTTCAAGGTCTTCGTGACGCTATAGCAAATCGCGCCGATCTTATATCAAACCCAATGAATATCGTTGGTGTTGGTATGCAACTGATGAATAAGTACCCTACTCTATCTGGTACGGAAAAGAAGACCCTCCTCATAAAAGGGCTTACCAGTCTTGCGAGCGGTAAAGATGGGATTCTGGGAACAGCAGATGATGTTATACCTAAACCAATTATTGATACAATTACTACACTTGTACAAGGAAACTTGATCAATGATGTGATTGGTCTTCTGGTAGATACTTCTAAGGGACGCTTTGATATTACAAAGGCAATAGGTGTTGCTATGGAGGCGAAAGGCGTATTCGCAAGTTGCTTCGCATTTCTAATGACAAAGAAGACGCCGGTAAAACCCCTTAAGTCTAAAAAATAATTTAAAGAAATATCAACAATGTAATATGGTCCCGTGATGAAGCCCGGTTATCATACTCCTCTTATATGCAGAGCGCGTAGGTAGGGAGCCTCCCCGGTTCAAATCCGGGCGGGACCATTTTTATTTTTATTATTATAATCGTAAATCGCGATCATAATACTTTGCGTATTGGTTATTGGTTATTGGTTATTTGGTTATTTGTTATTGTTTATTATTTATTACTTTGCCAAATTATGTGTTTGCGTAAGAGTAATACCGTAAAGTCCTCCTTTTAATATATTGTCAATTACATTATCTACACCCGGCCAAGCAAAGAATACCAATATGGTAATAAATGTGGCCAAAAGAACATCTACGGTATAATGGATTCGTGATGCTATAATAAGGACCAATGCTATACCGACAGCTATTGTAACAATGAATTTTTCAAGAACTGATTTTGATAAATAAAGTATAAATAGAAGAGCCAATACGGTATGAAGTGTATGACCTGAATATATAAGATCTTTGCATTCTTTCCAACCTTTTTGGAATACACGATATCGTATTGGATCACCTGGCTTCCTACTTGAACATTCTGGTCGTGCAGGAGGTATTTGTGTTACCGTAAACATTGCCACTCTACCTACGAAAAGGATTGCCACGATCCATAGATAATTTTCAAGAGCTTTTGGATATCTTATACCCCAACGCAATACGAAATAAGCTACAATCGATACTACAGCAATATCAGCATAAAGCTTTGGAACAAGAGGAAGAACATTATGTCCGCGATCATACAATGGTGGCATATCCATTACATACGACACCGTATTCTCAGTAGCAAACTGATTTGTATATCCTACTGCTAAATATACGAACAAAGCAACGGCAATACCTTGCCATGTTTCTAATTTAAAGGTCATTAATATAGACTTGTTCTATTCTATTCAGTTTCTATATTCTGCTATGATATTATAATTTTGATTTCTCATCAACAAATACCGTTTGAACATGGCTCAACATACCATTCCTTTCGCAAGTACGGAAATGAACATGAGGACCTAAGGTTTTACCTGGAACATTGTATGCAGCTGGTTTTCGTACACGAAGAACAGCAGTGCCGTGTTGATCTGCCTTTACAACACCCGCATTGCTATATTCCGAGTAAGCAATGATAGGGTCTGCCTTTATATTATCACCTTCCTCTGCTCCCCAATAGATTACATTCACATTTGGTTCTACCTTAACTGTTACGGATAAATCAGCATTATCTGGTGTCTTCTGCATCATAGAACCACATGGGTATGCACTTCTTCCTAGGAAAGGAAGATAGTAGTCTCTGGCAAAGAAGTAGAACAGAGCAGATATACCTACTAAGCAGTACACAACGGTATCCAAATGTTCAAAGGTGTGATCATTGATCCACTCTACCAGATTAAAATCAAAGAAGCCTATAAGACCCCAGTTCAATGCCCCTATCACAATCAATGTTCTCATGACGATATCCGCCCAAATTGCCATATGTAGTTTATCCATTTATATTCTATTATATTCTATTATATTCTATTATATAATAACTAAAAGAAAAAGAACTATTTATATTTTTATTTATACGGATCCAGATGGACCCATAGGTTTTTGTAGTTTTGTTTGAAAACGAGTAAGCATTTGTTCGGCTGTCTCATGATTACTATCTGTTTTCTTTACACGAAATCGCGATGTTATAAAGTGCCTAAAAAATGGAGAACGAATATCGTATATCATAATGCTACTACAAATTTACTTTTTATTTTTGTCAAATAAAACATGCCCTTTTTGCTTGATTTTTTGCTTTTCTATTTCTGCTTTTTT